GGTAAGTGTGGTTTTCTTAACAGAATCCTGAACAGACTTTGGCATCGTTGCGAATGTTTGCTCTAGTGCTTGTCGAAGCTGAGCTTGCATTCGCATTACTTCTTCAATTTGCTTTTTCAAATTACGAAGAAATGCTGGACTTGCACTACCAGTCTTATCATCTATATTTACTGGGATAAGAATGGAGTCTGTTGCAGCCATGCTAAATATTCCTCTTGCGTAGCAAAGGTAGCTGTTTTAGCCTCTTGTGTCAACTCAAGAGCAGCATACTTTTTAATTGGATTCAGTGTTGATATATAATCAAATGTCCAACCATATCTCTTCGCAAGAATTCGATATTCTTCTGTAAAATCGAATTCATGCCAAGGTTTATACTTCGCTTTTGCTATCCTCAGTCGAGGATTCCTTATTTTCGCTATTTACTTCATCTGCATAAGGAAGGATATGCAATTGAGCAAAAGCTAAATCTATTTGTCCGATTGCCTCTGCTAAATCAACACTGCATTCACGATCGAATGCTTCTTTACTGACTTTGGGGTGACGCTTACGAATCATTACCCATCCAAGCATTGTACTGCCTTCTTGGGTAGAGATGATTCTAGCCCCTTCCATTGTTCCCCAACCACTAGAAGCAGCAGCTTTCAAAGCAGCATTGTAGATTTCTGCTCTAGTTACTTCATCGAAATCTTTAGCAGAGTCTCGTGCAATCCGAATTATAACTGCTCGAATATATTGCGTTAAGTCACCATAGTCTCGATCTGAGAGCATGGACGCAAAATATTCTTTTCCATTGATTTTAATTGGAAAAGCAGCATCTGTAAGAGCGGGGGTCTTTGACATGTTATCTCCGATAACTTATTAAGAAGCAGCAATCGGCCAACGAAGAACAGCACCAGGACTATGAATGTATCCAAGAGTCGGAGAAGCAGCACCACAGCACAATAACCCCTTAAAAGAGAAGTTATTGTTCTTTGAAATCACCGCTCCAGTCTCAAGATTCACGTTGTAATTATCTGTACCAGTATATTGCATCCAAGCAATTTCCCAATACAATGTGGCAGTTACATAAGCATAGATAATATAAATATCATCTTTGCCGAACTGAATATAATTGTCCTGATCGACTAATGAAAATGTTGCATCAACATTACCTGGACGACGTTCCGTACAACACAGAGTTGAACTATTTACAACAGTTTGATTATCTGCCGTAAAGTTCAATGATGCTGTAAGAACATTGTCAAGTTTGTAGGGACCAACATTTCCACTACCAGAACCACTTCCACTACCAGGTCCATCTTCATCACAAACACGCTTTACCCAAATAGAAAGATCACACATTCTAGTTGGGCAGAAAGCAGGTGTTTCTACAATATCATTTGAGTTCTCTTCATCAAAGCATCCATTTGCAGAGAATGTAGAACTCATGGACAATCTACCATTAGGATTCCAATCCCAATTGATTGTCAAGCTATCAAGTAGTGCTGGCCCTACAATCGTATTTCCATTGGTACCAAATACACCAGTATCCGGTCCAGCAAAGCCGTAAAAATCAAAAGAGTCACCAGGAAAAAGAACTGGGATTGCTCCAAATTGTTCAAATGTTCCATTGGAATCCCAAACACCACCAGCACGATCATGGGCACCACGAGTTCCAGAGTGAACATAATCTTCCGGTGTAGATGTAGAGTTATAAATCCAGTTTCGAATGGAAGTAAGAAATGCTGAACCCCCACTTCCATATTTTACTGCTCCATGCTTTCCAGAGCGTGGTCCTGATTGCATAATAAACTCCTAAGAGATTCTTAAATCTGTGGTACGAAAAGATAAGGTGGCACGCCTTGAAATGCACGAAGCGTCATTTGAACGTGGCGAAATACATTTTCGTCCTGAAATGACTGAGCTAAAAGAGCAGGTCTGCTTTCTTGGCACTAAAGCGATTGACCATGACGATCGTGCTGACTCGCTGGTAGGTGCTCTCGACCTATCATACAAGAATGTTTCGGCTGATATAACTGACGAGGTTATTTCCGAAAAATCAAAAGAGGAGTATAATAGTACCGTCGCAGGTAATCTTTATCAAAAACGATTCTAATTTATGGCTAAACAACCAACGACTCGTCAGCCCGTCAACGCGAATCCCGTCACCGATTCGTCCGAGCGTCCCTTTGTTGCCACAGGGGGCAATGCTTACGGTGCGACAGAAGTCGAACTCACTGTCGATCAAATGAAAACAATTTTCGGTGATTCTGGTACTGCCCGTTGGGGTGGTTTCTACAACGAAGAGCCAAATGCTCAATTTCGTGATTTATTGCGTATTGAGATTATTGAAGAAATGAGACGTACTGACGGTGCTGTTAAGGCTGTTTTAAATGCCATAAAATCGCCCATACTGGCTACTGAGTGGCGTGTTGAAGGTAATGACGAAAGAATCAGGCAATATGCAGAAGATCAGCTTTTTAAACTTGGACGTGAGTGGACTGATTTTTTGCGTGAGACACTTGCCTATCTTGATTTTGGTTTTTATGTCTGGGAAAAGATTTACGATATTAAGGACGGCATGGTCGTGCTCAAAGACCTTGCTCCCCGTATTCCACACTCAATCTACAAATGGCGCATGATGAATGGTCAAAAGGGCGTGACGCAAGTTATTCGTACCGATGAATACTTTGAGCATGGTATGCGAACGACTAAGGCAGAGATCCCGTGGGAAAAGCTCGTGGTATTTACTAACGAAAAAGAAGGTGACGACCTAACGGGACAGTCAATTTTACGTCCTGCTTACAAGCACTGGTACTACAAAGATCTACTCTACAAGATTCAAGGTATTGCCGCCGAACGCTATGGCGTCGGTATTCCAACAGTCACACTCCCAGATTCGTTTGGTGACAAAGAAAAAAAGCAGGCTCAGGAAATGGCAGAGAATATTAGAAGCAACGAAAAGGGATATTTGGTATTGCCCAACAAAGAGTGGATGGTTGACATCTTAACTCCAAAAACAAACTCACACGGTGACGCTATTGGTACAGCTATTGACCACCATAACCGAATGATCATGATAGCTGTATTAGCCAACTTTCTCGATTTGGGTGCTGGTGCGACTGGTTCGTTTGCGCTCAGCAAAGATCAATCAGGATTTTTCCTGAAGCATGTCGATCAAGTGGCGGTGTATCTCGAACAGCAAATCACAAAACAAGTCATCGAACCCCTTGTCAAACTTAATTTCGGTGAAAATGCCGAGATCCCACATTTGTGTCACGCACAACTTGGTGATGTTGATCTATCGCAGCTTGCGACCACACTCAAAACTCTTTCCGACGGTGGTTTTGTTAGTGTTAGTCCCCCGTTAATTCAGTGGGTACACAAGGTATTTAAATTGCCTGAAATTACCGATGATGAGGTATCTGATATGGAGACTGAGGAAATACTCAAAAAAGTAAATGACATCAGTCAAGAAGTTGAAGGTGATTCCGAGGAAGAAGATACTGAGGATGAGCCACAAGATCAACCACAAAATAAACCACAACAAAATAAAAGCGTATGAAGTTAGAACGCTTAGCAGCACACCACCAACATCTCACGCTTATGGGTGAATATGTCGAAAAGCGTCTCAAAACAATACAAAAACCAGAACAGCGTGAGAAGCTAAGAGCAGTTTTGCGTCAAATTGAGGGTGCAAAAGCGAATATTGAAAACAAACAAAATGAAGCAGTCTCACTTGAGACGCTGTCTTTTCGACCATTCAAACCATTTCGCGCACTTACCTTGCAGGAGCAACGCGCAAACATGCAAGAGCTAAATACTGATTATAATGACCAACAGGATGAACTTGAAAATGACCTAAACAGCTATGCAGACGATGAAATTGAAAAATTTCGCCAACGTGCTGAGAGGCATGTCAAAAATCGTGATTATACGGCCATAGCCGCTCTTTTGTTGTTTAATAAATCAGAACTCAAGGGTATCATCAGAAACGCCTCTGATAAAGCATATAATAAGGGAAAAACAATGTCCGCCAAAGAGTTTGGTATTGTACGACCGAACACTCCGCTTGAACATATTAAAATTGGTAATCTTGAAGCTGACGATCTTGCTACATCATTTGTCAACAACGTCTCACGGGCTGGTAAGGACGTCATTAAGGCTGGCATAATGAAAAATGCCTCTGACGAAGCAATACTCAAAGTAGCAACCGACGCCATGAAAAAAGAAGCAGAACGAGAAATTGCCAATATCACGGGAACGGTAATCGCTCAAAATATCAACAATGGCCGTACGCTTGTTTTTAGGAACAACCTCGATAGAATATCTCGTTTTCAGCGCAGCGAAGTACTTGATGATCGAACCTGTGAAATGTGCATGACACTGGACGGTCGGGTTCTCCCTGCCGATGACCCAATGGTGGAAATGGACATCGTTCACACCAACTGTCGTGGGGTATGGATTCCTATCTTCACCACGGATGAAACAATCCCCGAGTTTGATTCTATTCCAAACAGCATTCGAGAAAAATTCGATTTAGTTGATGGTCGTCCGATCATTAATCGATTTAGACAACTTAAAAAAGTATCTAAAGTTAAATAGCTATGGGACATCGAGAAAAAAGAAAGCGTGAACGCCGCAGACTAGCGAAACGCTCCCAAGAAATGAAACAGG